GTTTACATTTAAATTATTATTTTGTGAAATTTTATCCCGCTTGTCGTTTATAAAAATTTGAGTTTTTTTCTCTGGTTCAGCATATAAACCTTTCACTTTTGCTGCGGGGTTTAATGTATAAGCTATACCTAACGGATATATATTACCCATTATAAGTCTGTTTATTTTTTCGCCCTTATCTGTTTTCCCATTACCGCCGTAACTCCTTAAATTACCTTGTAATTTAGCTATTTCTTCTGGATCAGATATAATTCTAGCTTCACTTAAATTATCACTACCAACAGCTAAAACATAACTATTAAAGCCAACTTCCCAGCTGGCAGAAACCTTTTGATATTGACTACTATCTGGGTCTAAAGAATTTTTTACTAAATTTGTAAAATTAGGATTAACTGTTTTATAAATAACAGCGCCCAAAGAAATATTAAATGGCTCTTTAAGTGTTTTAACCTCTTCTTCACCCATTAACTCACTAGAGTCAAATTTGCTATATCCAGCAGAAACAACATGACCCACAACTTTTTGTTTATCATGTTCTATGTTGGTAGGTTTATGTATAAATTTTTTAGTATACTTTACGGCTGTGGATGTGTCCATGCCATCGCCGTTTTTATTAAATTGATTAATTACAGCAGCATTAAATGCAACACCCATTAGATCTACATTCTCACTGTAGTCTATATCTTTAGGCACTAAAGGCTCTAAATTCTTTAAAGAGGCTTCAGAAATTAAAGAAGCCTCACTTATTTCACATGCAAGTATGGGGGCTTCAAAGGTGGTAGTATATTTATACTCCATCATTAAATTTTTCAGAGGCTATGTCTGTAAGGATTTGAGCATAGCTCATTTTAGCTTTTTTCTTTTTATCCTTGTCCTCGTCTTTATGCATACTCTTAGATTCTTTTTTCTCTTTGCGGAGCATCTCAAAATCTTCTTTTGAAATCTTGCCATCCTTATTTTTATCAAGAGCGCCTTTTTGTTTTGGAGTCATTTCCGCTTTAGCCTTTTTCTTATCTCCATAGTGACCAGCTTTAGCCTTTTTAGGTGGCTTACCCATATACTGACCATCTTTAATCATTTCTGCTTCAGCTTTATTTTTCTTATCTTTTTTCATAAGCATATAGCCTTCAGAATTTTTTTCTTTCATATCCTTATGATCTTCCATGTCCATTCCTTTAGCTTTTTTGTCCTCTTTCTCTTTTAGGACTTCTTTATGCTTTCTCATGAAAGTTTCATGGTTGGGACCAGCCATATATAAAGTCTCTCCATTTTCACCCTTGTGAGAGTGTATACCCTTTAAACCTAGCTTTTCAGCATCCTTCATAGCCTCTTCTTTTGTCTTGAAGTAATGTTTATTTACATCAGGAGCGCCGTAAGAATATTTTTTCTTTTTAGATTCACTTTTCTCTTTTTCCTCTCCATGAGGCATGGCTAGAGAAATATCTACTTCGATTCCATCTTTCGTATGTTTAAATATTTTTTTCATGGCTATGATATAAAATTGCTGCTGGGTACGTTTCTAAAGTATGTTGCGCCGAAATATCTAAAACCTCTTTTAGAGGACTTAAATTTTCTATTTCGTTAAAATCTTTTACACATGATTCTAGTATTTCACCCCAATATTCTTTTTTATTAGAACAAACTATAGATTCGCATAAGCTAGAAACCATATCTTGCTGTGCTTCACTAAGTTCAGAAACTTTTAAATGAGATACCATTTTGTCTTTAGCATCGTTTATTAAACTATCAATATCATAGATAGTTTTCTGTATATTAGCTCTAGAATATGTCGCATTAACTAATGGAATATCAGTCGTACCCTCTGGCCTACCAGCTTGTTTCCTAGGCCCACTAGCTTTGCTTTCTGGAGAATAAACTGGCACTCCACCTACAATCGGATTGTAATAACCCTTTTCTCTATCCTCTAAGAAGTCTTGTTGAGCTGAATCTAATTGATCTGGGTCTGGGAATTTACCATTATGGAACATTTCCATTCCTTGTTCTGGAGTAATGATACCAAGCTCCATAAGCCTTGTAGATGCTCTCATAAGTTGCACCTCGTCTCTCATATCAATATCTTTCATCTTAGCCTCTGGCCATGAGCGAAAGCCTAGGTCTTTTGCTATTCTCTTAATTTCTTTATTTAAGAAATCATTTAAAAATCCGTATCTAGATTCTTGTAGCCTATCAATAAATATTTGAGCCTTTACTTGAGTAGAATTAAATTTCTCTTCTCCGACTACAATATTCTGCAATCCTTGTTTAATATCCTCATTAAGTATTTGATATTTTTGAGGGCCAAGAACTAAGTTTAGTTCAGGAATAATAAATTCTGCTTTCGTTGTGTAATCTGAAACCAACACACGACCGACACTTTCATTCTTAAACAAATTCTGCATAGCGGCCATGTTGTTTGGGTTAACACCACCCTTCTCTGGATCAGCACCCATAGTGATAAGCAAAATTACATTTTCTACAGTTCTTGTAATAGCTTGATCCATTTTCTTCAGCTCCATCTTTGCGTTGATGTCTTCGAGAACTGGGAAACCAAAGGGAACCGCAAATGGTTCATAATCTTGCTTTTTGTAAAAAGAGTATGATAATCTTTCTGGATCTAAATTAATTTTTATACCTTTATTGCTGTAAGATCCTTTTAAGATAGAGTCTTTTATTTCTGGGTCTAAAGCCTCAAATATAGCAGCATCCTCCTCTGTTTGAGGGCTTCCTAATCTTGCTATCTCATATTCTGATAATACTTTTTGATAAACACCCCTAGTGGTAAAAGTAGTAGATCTCCTAGCTATAACATCATAAGGATTTAGAAGAATATATTTGAGAGGTATTTTATTGGTGGCACCGCCTATTGTTCCTACCTGATTAATTAATCTTGCGTAATCATCAGCTTTAAATTTTCCATCTATTCTGTATAAGAAAATATTTCCACTTCTGTAATATTCTCTAAAGTATTGATCTTTTAACGCTATAATATTAACTCTTTTAAACCATTCATGGAAAAACTCTCTGCTTTTCCTGCTGCCCCCTTCTAAATATATATCAGTGTTTGTGAACTCTGACATTATATCTATAGCGTTTCTAAAAACAGCTACGTTACAATAGGCTTTCTGACACAGCTCGATAGCATCTCTACAAGTAACCCCATCAGAAGCATATTCATAGGGTAATAACCCTCTCCTAATACTTGAGAACCTTTCTTTCTGCGTAGTATACGCTATCCTATTTGTTCTAGAACCTTTAAAATTGCTAGTAGATGCTTTCTGTCTCCTAGCTTCTGATATAGAGCTATAAGAAGCATCAGAGGTATAAAAAGGCTCTCCTAAAAGTTCTGGAGAGGTTTCTTGTTCATCTGTCTGTGAAGGGTGAGTAAACTTGTTCCAATATTCAGAACGCTTAGTGTATTTTCTTTTAGCCATAAATATAATTTATCTTACACGATAAAGTTAACTTTCAACTTTTAAAAGTTAAGAAATAAACATTGGAGTGAATGTCGCTTGGACATTTGAGATTTCATCTGACTCCATATCGTAAAATACATTCATCATCCAATTACCTAAGACTAAAGCTGAATACGAGTCTTTTCTCGCTTTATCAGCTCCACTTTGCTTTCTTAGGTTCGGAGGTAAATCAAAACTTTGAGTCCCTTGCACAGAAGTCGTTATTTGTATCAAAGCACATTGAACTTTGATTAAATCCATCATATCTTTTTGATGCTCTACAAAGTCGATCATTCTAGCTCCTTTCCCACCTTTTTCATTTGGGTCATTTCTAATGAATTTTAATTCACCTATTGGAACCCTAGATTTCCTTTGATTATTATAATCATCATTCATGGCAGCTCCCGCGAAAAATATTCTTTTATGATCAAAAGCTGATTGTAAGGATTCGTTAGCTAACCTAATCCACGCTGAAGTAGGTTTTCTAAGAAACACAAATTTCTTTTCTGACTTATTATATTGATTTTTAAGTCTTCTTAAGTTTTTATCGTAATCTTTCGATTTGTCTAAATCAGCCTCTATAACTCCAAGGTTTAAATTCTTCCTCTTGAATATTTCACTCTCATTGCAAGAGTTAACAAACTGCACACCTCCGTTATAGTCTCCTACCACAGCAGATACGTTAAAGTGAGTGAGAACATATGCCATATATTTTATATGGGTTTTTAAATTGGCTCCAGACAAGGCATAACTATGCACTATAGTTCCTTTTCTGTTTTCACGATTTAATTTTATTAATAACATCGCGAAGTCGTCAGAGCTTTCGCTTTCTGACCAAGAGGGGTCAAAAGCAAGTATATACTCATCTTTAGGATTACCTACAACCTCTACACACTGACCTTCACCGTCAGGTAGTGTACAAGCAGCCATTTTGCTGACCTTAAAGTAACCAGAGCTATCGTCTGTAAATATAGCACCAAACTCTCTATCAAACTGTGAGTCACTCATTGTAGACTTAGATTGATTTATCAAATTCTGATCGTAGAGCTGTTCTGGGGCGCAATCATAACTAAAATGCATAATTGTTCTATGCGCTCCATCTTGCTTATTCTCATTCAATATCAGAGCTTCATATTGTTGATATATTTTGTAAAGATACTCAAATTTGTATGATGCAGAGGACAAACCAATAATTTTGTTATTTGGCCATATCTTTCTGTCTTCTTCTTTCATTTTACCCTGCTCGATCATCTGGGTCTCTAAATCATAAACTTCTTGGCGCTCTGTAGGGTTTTCCACAACAGACAAGAAAGGGATAATCACCTCATTGTAAATTTTTTCAGGCATTAACAATAATTCATCAATAATCATTCTTTGGAATCGGAAACCTCTTAACTTTTCTCCATCTCCCAAAGGTAATGCTCTTATGCTGCTCCTACCGATTTCCATAACCCACTCATCATTCATTTTGGAAACCCTAGTAATACATTGAGAGAAAAACGTAGCTTTAGGGCTTTTAGCTATATCTTCTATCTTTTTAAAAATCATTTTTGATTGCCTGAAAGACTTAGACAAAATACCTATCTGAACGCCCTGATTCAGAATAGCGTCTAATAGCGCGAAAACGCCCGTAGAGAAGCTCTTGGACATTCCCCGACTCCATATCCCCAAAAAGTAGTCGGACTCCATCATGGCCTTAATAGCCATGTGCTGGAAAGGGAATAGCTTTACCCCCGTAAACAATTCACAAGCAAAGGAAGGGTTTTCTCTTAAAAACTTATAAAGCAAAACTTTTGCTTCAGTTTCTTCTATAAACCCCTCTTTTTCTAGAATATGTTTGTTTATATCCTTGTACTTTCGATTTAGTTTTTGTTGTCCTGTTTCCCAAGCCATCTTTTTTTAATTGTTTATCCCAGAAATATTGCAGGTCTACCTCCCAGAGTTTCGTGCCTAAAACAAGAATTTTAGGAATTAGCTCTTCGCTTTTCTCTCTTGATCCACTGAATATAAATTGACAGCAATCTGTGTAGTTAGCTTGTATCTCACGCATCCTATGATAAACATAATCTAATTTAAATTTTTTGAACACGCGGTTATTTATAGCCCACATATTATCAAATGCCGTTTCTGTTACTATATACAAGTAGCAACCCATAGACCTGCATCTTTCTAACTCTTTTATAAATCGATTATATCCGTTTGTGATCGTAGAACAAAAGTCCTGGTAAGATTTCCTATCCACGAATGTATAGTCATATAAATCACCTGCTACCGCATAATCTCCCACATCTAACTTAAGCAATTCAGAATTGGTGAAATGCAGTGGTTTTTGTTCTCTTGTGTCTATAAGGATTCGGGTATCTGAATAATCTTTACTGAAGTCTTTTGGCAACGAACGTGAGAGCATAGGTTTCATGTCTAGCTGCTTACAAGTATCTTTATAGCTGCCAAAGATCTTCTTACATAAATCTATGTCAGGTAGATTGCTTGTTTGTAGATATGTGGAGGGTGGCCCTGAACATATGCCCTTGGCACTTAATTTTTTTTGTAAAACTGATATGATAAAATCTTTGACCTCTTCTTTTGGCGCTTGGTCGCACCATTTGTTCATATTTCTTTTATTTATGAACTCTGTAGAAAAATACTGTTTGTAATTTTTAAAAGGTATTAGATCGCCAGTTAATTTATCTTTTCTCTGATAGTTTTCTACATAGTAATCTCCAAGCAGTTTACTGTGCTTTCTCAAGTGAGAATGCAGTCCCTTCAAGGAATCAAATGAATCCCCACACTCCTTGCATTTAAATGACATCTTGCTGGCTAATTCCTAATACTCTTGCTTTCCACTCTGCCATACCCTCTAATCTTTCAGCTTCCTGCTTTACAGCTTGTTTTTGCATTTCTGCAATTCTTATCATTGTCTCTCTTTCTTCCTCTTCTTGGAAAAGCTGCACTATAGATAGAAATGAAGCGTTCTCTTTGTTTAATTTCTTCATCCTCTCGCTTCTGTCGCCTTGAAGCTTTTTAGTCAGGTTTTCAATACGAGTTTCGCATTGATGATACTCTGAACTCTTAGCTTTGATAATTTCTGCAAGTCTAATAGACATTTCTTGTTGTTCATCTGCCTCATCGAACATACTGTTGAGCTTATTCAAGTGGGCGCTGATAACTTCAAGATTTATTACCTCTTTGCATACATTTAAGTATAGATTAATTTCATCTGCTGTTAAATCTGGCTTATCCCAAGTTAGTCGCACAAACTCATGCTCAAACAACACTCTGTCCTCCTGATTTAAATAATTATTAATTATTTTTAAAAATCTTGAGTTAGACAGGTTGACTCCAAGTTTTTCTACGCAAATTTGCTTTTGCCTGTTAAGTTTCGATTCATCTAAGCCTAAACCTGTAGCATCATTGATTTTTTTGATGATTCGTGACGGAGACCTCGGTGCAATGTATGAATTAAGAGCGCCTGAATCTTGAGACGGTAAAATGTCAGGATTGACTTCTCTAATTTGGGAAAGAACCGCTCTTTGTTCATTACTCAACGGTCTAACAGATCTAGATGGAAAAACTATCTTAGCTATCTCTAAAGAGGACAAT